AACTAATTGTTTATATTCTTCTTTTTCATCTGCATCTAAATATCTAAATGCTTTTTGGTAATTAAATTTTAAATCATCAAAATAATTTGCAGCACCTTTAGATTCAGTAACTAATTCTTCTTCTGTAAGTTGTCCTTTTAATTGAGCATAAAAAGCTGGGTATTCTTTTCTTAAATGAGTTCTAAACTTATTAAATACTTTTCTTTGCTCATCATATATTGCTCTTAATACTTCATCATCTCTAACAGATTCACCTTTTACTAAATCATTAGCTGCGTCTCTTGATAGTTTTAATTGTTTTATTAATTCTGAAAATGACGGTAATCTTATAATTTTATGTCCAATTCCTCCACCTTCAGAAGTAGATTCATATTTAAAATAAGTATCACCATCATCAGATATAAAATCTTTTGGATGCCACTTACCATATTTTTTTTCAATCCAATCTTTTAATTTTGGATCAACATTTTTATTTTCTGTTATACTTTGGTATATTTTATCTATAATATTACCCATTTGATTTTGTTAATTCTTCTATTAATGAATGGTATTGCAATAAATTAACTAAATGATCACTTTTAATTGTTGTTTTTTTATCTAAACTTTTAATTAAAGAAGATACTTCATTTAGTTTTATTTTAATAACTTCACTTTCAGTTTTACTAATTTGAGAATTAATAGTTTCTGTAATGTATTCTACTTCTTTATTATAAAAAGCTTTTAATGATGGAGTATTATCTACTGATTCAATAAATTCTTTTAAAATATATTTTTGTCTATCATTTAATGAAGAATATTTATCATTAAACTTTTCTAATAAAACATAATAAGTTAAAGTACGAATATCTTTATCTTGTGATTTGAATTCTTCAATTACAGTTTCTTTAACATTATTTCTATCTACTCCTTTAGAAGTTAAATGCTCTAATAAGGTTACTTTGTTATCTATAATTTGATTAGGATCTATAAGTTTATTAGTATTATATGTTTCTAATAAGGTATATAATGAAGCCTGGGCTTTATAATCATTTAATTTTGTTTTAAATAATCCTTCTACATCATAATGCTCTTTTAGTGATTTTATTAAACTATATTTTTCTTTTCTAATATTAGTTCTATTTAATCGTTTTGAAGATTCTAATACAGTATCTAATACTGTTTTAGCCCTAGAAGAATTTAATCCTTTTGATTTGAATACGGTTTCGTACAGTTTATATTCTTTTCCTAATTCTGTATTAACAAAATAGGTCTTTAAAATGTTTATTGCTGGGGAATCTTTTCCTGACAGAGTTTCAGAAGTAATTTTTCTAACTATTACTTCAAATAAAATACCTGTGTTCCTAAATTTCGAATGTTTTATATACATCAATACTTATTTTTTTATAAATATAATAAAATTATTGTTCCTTAATATTTGATTCGTCAAGAAGCGAACTTTTTGGTGATTTTTTTTCAAATACTAATTTTTTTCCTTGCTGGGGAATAGATTTTAACATAGATTGATGTTTTTGATAGTGAGCACTATTTTCTAAATTCAAAGCACTTTTACCAGTATCATTATAATCCTTTTTCATTCCTTTAGAACCTAAACGATCTTTTCCAAAATTATCATCTTGAGTATTTCGTTTAGAAGCTTTTTCTTGTGGGCGACCTAATACCGTCTTTTCATCTTTAGCATACTTATCAGGTTTAGGAACATCTCCTGGATTTGAATACATTCTTCCTTTACCATATAATGAAGCTAAATCATGAGGTGTACCATATGATTTTCCTGTTTCAACTGGATCATTACCTTCTGCTTCTATTTGATCAATTCTAAATTTACGTTTAGCATCTTCTCTAATTAGATCTCTAAAGTCATCATATTGATCTTCACTTAAATGGAATAAATGATCATAAACAAAGTCAGATGGGAATAAATTAGTTTCAGTCATTTGAGCTGCTAAATCCATCTTTTCCTTCATTAATGCTACTCTTTCTTGATCATAAATAATTGAAGGAGTAGTTAATGCTAATTCAAAATTAGCTAACTGTTCATCCCTGTATCCTTGAGTATATAAATGAACTAATGCTATTTTATATAATTCTGAAACTACAATTCTTTGAATTCTTTCAATTGTACGAGCAAATCTAATATCTTGGGCTGCTAATGTAGCTTTACCATCTGTGTTTTCATCATAACCCATAAATGCTTTGGGAACTTTTAAAGCAGCAAATAGTTTATCTCTTAAATATTCAACATCAGCTATACCATCCCACTGCATACCATTTGCACTTTCGATTTTAGTACTAGCATCATTACCTCTAACTGGAATATAATAATCTTCAAGGAGGTTTTGCATATTATACCTTAAATTATATTCTCCTGTTTTTTCATCAATATGAGGGGTACGTTTTAACTTGCTTAAAGTTTTTTCCATAAACGCATCTACTTCATTTGGAGGTATTGATCCAACATTCATATAAAAAATACGTTTTTCTGGTGCTCTAACAATTCTATGAATAAGCATAGCATCCTCCATTAACACATATTGTTTAAATAATTTACGAGCTGGTTCGATATATGATCTTCCATAAGGTAAAAAATTCATATCAGTTAATAAACGAAAATGAGCCATCTCATAATTATCAAAAATAATAGAAGAAGGTGAAATTGTGTTATTTCCTGGGACATTATAATATCCTGTATCGGAAACAGAAACACCATCAGGATCAAAACGGAAACGAACTTCACTTGGGTTTTCACCCTTATTATTAGCTCCTAATTCTCCTTCCATTCTTTCAATATGGAATGCTGTGTAAGGTATTACATTATATACTCCATATTTTTCTGCTATTTCTAATTTTAAGAAAAAATCTCCGTATTTAGCTAAATTTCTAACCCAAGGCCAAAGATTAAATTCAATATTTAATACATCATAAAATAAGTTATATAAAATTTTCTGAATGTCTTCATCTGAGGATTTAATAGATAATACTTCACCCATATCATTTTTAAGAGTAGATTCATCTGCTATAATATCTAAAGCAGAAGCTACAATAGCATCAGTATCCATTGCATCATATTCTGAGTACAACATAGGTCTTAAATACTGATAATTAAATCCTGTTTGTTGACCATATAAAGAAGTAGAAGAATTTGAATAAATTCTATTAAATCTATCTACTAAAGAATTTGTTTCAATTTCTCCGGTTTGTTGCATTTTGTTTACATCAAAAACTTTAAGTTCATTACCCCCTACATTACGAATTATTACGTCTGTAGAAAATAATCTTCTTAATCTTGGAAATAAGCCTGTATCTGCCATTTTAATTTATTTATAAATATTATAATAACCATTTTATATCATGAGATGCACCATCTATTTTCATCTCATAAGGATTTTGTACTGAACTGTTAGCGGAATGTCCACCACTATATGTTACTTTATTAGATTTTACACTACCTAATGTTGCTCTTGTCATATCTAAACTTTGTTGTTGAAACTTCAATGAAGTATCTCGTAGAAACATACCAATCCCAAATGACATAACCAAGTCATCGTTGTAACCTGTTTGAGCTTCTGGTCTTCCATTTTTCCAAACAAATACTTTCATTTCTTCAATTAATCGTTTTGAACGAATTGTTACGGATCTATCACCAACAAATTCTCTAAATTTATTAATACAAAGAGGTCTAGTTCTCATTGACATTGTAAAACCAGGTACCATTTCTGAATTGCCTTCAAATACTCTTAAATATGATTCAGCTGTAAGTTGATCTGATTTTGGTGATTGGTATAAATTTTTATATCCTCTTTCTATAATTGCATCTAAAGTAGCCCAACCAATATTAGCATTTTCAACTACTAACATTGCATTATTGTACTCTGTAGCTAATCCAGTTAAAAAATATCCAAATTCTTTAGGGGGCATTTGCCCTTTATACTCAGCTACTTGTGTATTTGTTGCTATATCCATTACATGACATGCCGAGAAATCTTTACCATCACCTCTTGCTACATCCGCTACAACCATATATTCTCTACTATAATCTGTAGACTCCCAAATCCATAAATTTTGGTCTACACCTCTTCTTTCCATTGGATCTTTAATAGTTGTTTCATTTAAAAAATCAACCCATTCAGAATAAAAAACAATATCTCCTGATGTACTAAAATCACAATCACACTCTTGTGCTGCTAATCTAGGATCGCCTAATAAATCATTTTGTGCGTCCCTCCATTCTTGATTTCTTTCGGGGTGAACCCACCAAGGTAATTTAATAGGTAAAAATTGATTTTCATTTGATTCAGCATTAACCCAAGTTTTATGGAACCAATTTCCGGTACCATAAGGTGTACTTAATACAATAGCACCACCACCCGTTGCTAATGTTTGTTGAGCTGATGCCCAAATTTCTCCAATATTATCAATAAAAGCTGCCTCATCAACTAGTAGTAAAGATACTGCTTCTGATCTACCAGCATCACTACTTGCAGATGTTGCTTTAATTATTGATCCATTACTAAGTCGAAGTGATAATTTATTATTTTCTTCTGCTTTTATAGATAACCATGATGGTAAATTGTCATACATGAATTTTACCTTGGTAACCATGTTACGCGCTGTTTCTTGTTTAGTTGCTATACATAACACATTTTTATCCTTATGAAACAACATTAACCATAAAGAATAACCTGCGGATAGTGTAGATATACCTAACTGTCTTGATTTTAATATAATTGAATAAGGATTATCTCTAACTAAATGTAAAGCTTTTTCTTGGAATGGGTACAAATTAAACTGAATTCTACCCCTTTGAGGGTGTTGTATATAACAGTACTTTTTCATAAAATGAGCTGGGTCTTGAGCACATTTTAAGTATTCTTGTCTAATTACTTTTTTTAAATCTTCAGCCATTACTTTTTACCTATTTTCCAATACATTTTACCTGATATTACAGGTTTAAAATCTTGGTTAATCCCTAAACCTATACCATATATTTGTTTCTTTTTATCTTTATATAAAATTTCCCCACCCACATAATTAATTTGGTCTGATCTACCAGATGCTCCTACTCCCCAATAAAATTCTCTATTATTAAGATATATTTCTTGGGTTAGTGTTGTTGTGGGTAACAATATATCTGATTTTACTTGTCTTGAAAATATTTTATTTTGAGAAATTGTATCTGTTACAGTTACAACTCCTAAAGAATCTAACACAATTTCATCTATATAAACATTTTTAGCGTAATACTCTTTTAATACTTCTAATGTATCTATTGGAGTATTTATTATAATAGTATCATTTTCATATACTGTTACTATCTTTTCCACCCATTTAGGTACATATTCTATTTTATTAATAGTAATAGTATCCCATTTAGTTTCAACCTTTGTTATGATTGTAGGTTCGCTAATAGTAGGGTCAGAAGAACAACTCCTTTGTAATAAAAGGAGTACAACTAAAACTACAATGAGTAGAAATTGAATATTTTTAAAGAAGGCCTTCAAGTTCTTTTTTAATTTTGGTTAAATCTCTTAATCGATTAGTTAACCTTTCTTTTTCAGCTCCCTCAGCATTTTTCCATTTTTTAACTACTGATTTCATTTCTTTAGCAGTTTGTTGAAGTTTAGAAGCTAATTTAGACACAGAGTCACCTTTTTTAGCGGCAGACATAGCTTTTTTATCCATATCATCTTCTTCTTCTTCTTTCATCAAGTCTTGAGTTTTTTCTAATTCTTTATTTAACTCAGCTTGGGCTGCTGCTTTATCCTTAATTTCATCTGCAGATTCTGCTTCTAACAGTTCTAAGATTTCTTCTTTAATTGAGGCTTTTAATTCAGATCTTTTCATTATAGTGAGTTTTTTATTATAAATATCATGAAAAAATTGATTGTTTAATTAATTTTATACGTTCTTCTGTTGAACCCTTAATTTCAATTAAATTTTTAATTCTATGTTTATATTTAATAATTAATAATTGAATTTCTTCATCTATTTTTTTTCTATAATCTGCATTAGTTTCTCTAACACCATTGTCTTCAATTTCAACACCTTCAGGAGAAACATAAAATATATAATCATATTCTTCTAACATGTAAGATGCAAATTGGCAAAAATCCTCAGCTTCAAAATAATACATAGATTTTGAGCATTTAGCAAATGCCATCACATCAATAATTGTTCTGTCTGTAATAATATTTTCTTCCATTAATTCACTAGCTCTTTCAGCTAAAAACACAGATTGACCCTTAACAGTACTATCTGTATTTAATGGAATACCCATTGCCATTAATTCTTTAGAACGTTCTGTTCTAGTAACATAATCCTTAAATTCAGGAACATCTTTTAAAGCATTAACAAGTGTTGTTTTACCTACACTCATTGTGCCACATAAACCTATTTTCATATTATATAGTATATCTCTCGTTACCGAGCATTATTTTTAAAACATTTTCTGGTATTGCAGAATCTACATAGGGATCTAATTTAGCTAGAGCTTGTGTTACATCTTGTGCTATAATTGCTACATTTTTAATAACACCACTATCTATATATCTACATTCATATAATAAATTATCTTTAATTTTAGATAAACCTACTAATTTTATTTCTAATACAGCAGTTTTTCTACCTATCTCTATTAATGAAGATGATATTTCTTGTTCTTCTTTTTTATATTTTTTTCTAATCATAATTAAAATGGTAAATCTTTTGGATCTAATTGTGATGATCCCATTCCTATTCTATAACTGTCACTGTCAAAATGTTGAGTTGATACCTCAAATATACAACTTCCTTCTTCAAGAGCCAACATTTGGTGTGGTTGACCTGGGAGGAGGTGTATACAATCACCTTCTGTTACTTCAATTGATTTATATTCAGCATCTTCAGTATCAATATACTTATACAAAAATTTTCCTTTAGAAATATACCAAGCTTCATCTTTTAGTAAATGATAATGCATTGAAAATGATTTATCTTTTTTAAATACTAATAATTTACCACAATAAAGTTCATTATTAATAATCCATAATTCATGACCCCATGCTTTTTTATGGATTTCACCTTTATAAGGCATGGCTTGTAATGTGTGTTCTCTCATTAAAATCTATTTGTTTTAGGTCCAGATTGTTTATACCAAGGTAAACCTTCTCTTTCTCTCATTATTTCTTTAAATTCATCTTCAGTATACTCAATACCTCCTAAAAAATATTGTTTTCTCCATTCGGAATTTTTCGATAAAGGAACAACAGCTGGTGCATCATATCTATGATGTTTAAAATGTTCTTCACCTTCCATTCTAATTAAATAATGTCTAGCTCCTTGATATTTAATAACTTTTTCTTCGTATAATTTATCACTCATAACTTTATTTTTATTTATTTAATTTATTTTGAAACTTCATAAATGATCCTTCTTTATCATTAGTTAAACCCCCTATAGTGTGGATTTTATCATCTTCTTCTGACCATGGTCCTTGTTGATCTACTTGTTCTAAGAATGCTTGTACTTCTGGGTCTTCAAAGGGGTTTTCATCTTCTATACATTGTAATATCCATTCTGCAACATATGTTCCTTGTGCTCCTGATACTGTAATTCCTCTTGCACTTAATGCATCACCTACAAAATGAACATTATTATAGTCAATTAATGCTAATGTATCATAATCAACTAAGGGTTCAGGTGAAAGGTATTTTACTTCAGGTACATAAATACCCCAATCATCTTTAAGTGTTGGGAATACTTTTTTCATATCTTCAATAAAATCTTCTATATAACTATAATAACCTTGAAATGCATTTTTAACTTGATCTAATGATTTAATAGGCATAGCATCAACTTTTATACCTTCACTTGTCATTCCTGCTTCACGAGTAGGTGAATAATATAAACCTGTATGAGTTTTACGAGCATGTCTACCTAAACCTATACTGCTATCAAACCAAGTTTCATTTACAGCTTTAACTAATTCTCTTGACCAAGTAAAGGGTTCATCTATACCTTGAATTTCCATCAAAATACCAAAGTTGGTCATATTATTTCTATGTTCTTCTCCTTTTTTAGCATGTCCATTGTAGCTAACATCTCCATACGTTTCTTCAACGGCAACATAAGCTGCGTTGTTGTTTGTACAGAATGAACGTAATGATACGCCTTCGTCTTCGAATTTACGATATAATTTGAAATCATAAGATATATCAATTAATTTTTGGAAGTGTTTTTGTGGTGCTTCAAATCGAACACCTATTTGTACTGGTTTAGGTTCAGTTGGTAAATTATATTTTTCAGCTAATTGCTTACCAAAGTCAATACCTGATTTACCTACACCAAATATTAGGCGGTCATATTCAAATGTATGATCTAAATCTGATTGTAGTACATTTACAGTACCTGTACAGTTTTCGAAATCAATTGAAGTTACTTTAGCTTCCCATTCGAATTTAACACCTTTTGACACCAAATAATCATACCAATTTTTACCAATCTCGTGTAGATAATCTGTACCAACGTGCCATACAGGGAATAAACGTAAACCGAAATACGGTTTAATAAAATCTGGTTCCGCAACTGGGTTTGAACATTGTACTTCCTCTGGTTTGGGGTGGAAACGTTTAAAATTATCTATCACCTGATCAAATAATTCCATTGCTTTTTCTTCACCACAATATTTAGATAATTGTCCTCCAATTGAAGTATGATAAGTTAATTTACCATCA